ATCTCCTCCTACAACCCTATTAAGAGAACACATGAAGTTCAAATACTTCGTGAAAGGGCTTATGGAGTCCGAGAGATTATCGTCAGTCAAAAGAGAAAAATTGTTCCTTGATATGGTTGAGACAGTACATCCTCGCGATGCAGAATTGATCGTCACTATGATTAACAAGCAACCGCCTATGAAAGGCATCACTAAAAAACTGGTAACGGAGGCATTTCCAGATCTACTTCATGAATAACATCCCCCATTAAATCAAGTAAGGAGAGAGTATGGTTGGAAACACTAATCAGCTAGAAAGACTTAGGAAAGACTCGCGAGAGTTGGGACATTACATTCATAAACTACAAAAGAAGGGCAAAGCAGACATTGCGTATAAAGTCGCTAAACGTCAAACGTTTTTAGAGACTGCAATCAATCAGGCTGAACTTCGACTAAGGGGGTGATCCAGTATCTGGAACGGGCTCCTTAATTGGGGCCCATTTCATCTTACTGGACAACATTATTATGCCAACGTACGACATGCAAAATATCAAGACTGGGGAAGTCACGGAAATGATTATCTCCATATCAAAAATGACCGAGATGGTCGAGTCCGGAGAATGGGCTAATCAAATCAATTCCGCACCGAAAATGGTTACTGGAGTAGGATCTGTACTCAGTAAGACCAGCGGTGATTGGAAGGACAAACTCAAACAAATCAAATCGAACCAATCTAGGTACGTCAAAAACAGTATCCATGACTAAATGGTGGAGAATCTGGGCCAAGTCTCTAGGGGAGAAGGTCGGAGCCACCGATAAACAGGCAGACAGTGTTGCCGTAATACGAACGGTATGGTGGTTGACTCACATGGCAACATGTTTGTTCATCATACTAAACGCAATCGCAAACCACGGATGGGGACTCATCGGACTTTGAAAAGACAACATTCTGAATCCATGAACATACGCATGGATCATTTACGTACTATTGAACCAGTAACAATCAGACAACAAGAGGCATTTGATGCATACAAATCAGGTAATAATCTTGCGTTAGTCGGTACTGCGGGTACAGGTAAAACATTCCTTGCAATGTACTTTGCACTGGTGGAGATCCTTGATAAGGGTACTCCATACCAATCGTTACACATAATCCGGTCAGCAGTACCTACCCGAGAGGTGGGGTTCTTGCCTGGCACAATCGAAGAGAAACTACAGGCGTTTACAGGCCCTTACCGTGCAGTGGCTGCGGATCTTTTTGAGGATGATCGTGCATATGAGAAGTTAGTTCATAATAAATACATAGAGTTTGAATCGACATCTTATATAAGAGGTATCACATTTGACGACACCATTGTGTTGGTCGATGAGATGCAAAACTTAAACTTTCATGAACTAGATTCTGTGATTACACGTATAGGAAACAACTGCAAAGTTATCTTTTGTGGTGACGGTAAACAGTCAGACTTCAAGACAGATAAAGACAAGAAGGGTATCAGTACGTTCCTAGAGATACTGGAACAAATGAAACACTTCGAAACGGTCAACTTCTGTTGGGAAGATATAGTCCGTAGTGGTCTAGTAAGAGACTATATAATGACAAAGGAACACATGGGAATCGCATGAACCAATTAAAGGAGAAACGCAATGTCCGATATATTTGACTTCGGATTTACTGCGGTAACGGAGGACGAACTAGAAGTCGTCACCACCGAACGCGAGGCTGTGTCTGATACACAAGACCGTTTGGACAAGTTGTTCAATGCAGTAACCCCACTGTTAAACAACCTCAAGAAGAACCCAGAGAAAGATTATATCCTCTGGCCAAACCGACTGGCGAAAGTAGAACAGTTTGAAGATCTATTACAATCAATTTACCAAGGAGATTAGAAGTGAATAGGCAAGAAGTTTTCGAAACATTAAAAGTAGACGAAGGAGTAGAATATGCAATCTATAACGACCATCTTGGGTATCCAACCTTTGGTGTCGGGCATCTCGTCCTCGAATCAGATCCCGAGCATGGACAACCTGTCGGAACCCCAATCAGTGAAGAAAGAGTCGCAGAATGTTTTGACAACGACCTCAATACAGCAATCAGCGAGTGTCATGCTTTATACGGACAGGGCGACTTTGATTCGTTACCAGACGGAGTACAAGGTGTACTTGTCAATATGATGTTTAACATGGGACGTACTCGTTTGAGTAAGTTCAAGAACTTTAATGCCGCTATTGCAGAGAACGATTGGAAACGTGCTGGAGTAGAAGGTCGAGATAGTCTTTGGCATCGTCAGGTCACTAACAGAGCTGAACGGTTAATGGTAACTTTAGAAGAGGTTTAACGATTCAATCATGGCGAAGTACACCCGCTTTGACCCCCGAAACAAGAAGAAAGATCGTCACAAGAAACAGTATCAGAATATGAATGTCGCGGTAAAACATGATAAACCACGGCGAGTAGTTGCAGATACATGGGATGATGGAACTGTAAGAGTGAAGTAGTTATGAACGAAGTGTATCGTGAACCTATCTCGGGTCAACCCATAAGGGTCAACGAGGATTACGAGATAGACTGGCGCGGTACAATTGGTGTCGGGGATATATTGTATGGTCTCAATGCAGCTCACGCATTGTCTAAGATGTACGACCATCCGATTAAAATGAATGTTTTCTGGGAGCATGATGAGGACTATGTCTACCATTATGAAGACCCAGAAACCATCATTGAACGTACTCACATTCTTGAGGGTATGTACCATAACGCACATAACGTTACTGTGAATCATATCTTCAACTCAACGGATGAGGAGATAAAGAAACTACGGTGGCGAGGGTTCGGTCACCAACGACATCAACAGAAGGTACTCACCTTTCACCACTGGTTATTCCGTAAAGAGTTATTCCAACGTTCTCGAAACAAAGTAGTGTTCTGGAGACCAACCTTCAATCGAGAGATACCTTCGGGTGGTAAGAAATGGAAGATGACTTTCTCTGTGAAAGAGTGGGAAAGGATCATCATGTTTCTTGAACTCAAGGGATATGAACTCGTTGAGTTATCCTATCGTACGCCCGTACGTGAGGCAATATACCATATAAGTACTTCTAAGTTCTGCATCTTCTATGATGGGATGTGGCAGTACATTGCTCGTAACTTTTGTAAACCTGTTATCACATTGGGTGGTAGTAGTATTGCAAAGGTACATTCACCGCAGGGTGTTCATTTCAGCAAACCACACGACCCTGACAACTGTTTTTGGGATTACCTATATAGACTACCCGAGAACGAAAAACATCTAGAGGGTCGTGCAAGACGTTATAAGAAACAATTAATGGATAAAATAGATGACTTTTAAAATTGATCGTGCAGTGATTGAAGTGAATGGTGGTTGTAACTACTCATGTTCTATGTGCCCTCAAGACGTACGTACAGGTGGACGACACAAAGACTTCCTCAAGAAAATGTCACTTCAAGAGTTCGAGGACAACGTAGCAGACTGTGCACAGTACGGTCTACGTGTTGTTAATCTCGATGGTTCCGGTGAAGCAACACTCAATCGCAATCTACCCAAGTACATCGAAATCGTTAAGAAGTATGGTGCGAAGGCATTCATCTTCTCGAATGGTTATCGTATGGAAGGTAAGTTCATGCGTGACTGCGTAGATGCAGGTCTTGACTTCTATCGATTCTCTTGGATTGGGTATGATGTCGAAGCATATGATAAGTGGATGTACAACCGTATTGCAGGTAACTTTGATAACACATGGGCCAAAGTGAAAGAAATGCGGGATTATGTCAAAGAGACGAACAGTGAGTGCGTTGTGTCTACATATCATCTAATCACAGACAACGACAATCTAGACTTTGAGTTGGATCATTACAAACGTATCGTTGAGGAACTCGATGTCAAAACAGAAATATGGAAGATGCACAACTGGTCGGGTGTCACTGACATCTCTGAGTCTGGTGTACGTAAAGGAGCAGTGAAGACTTGCGGAAGACCATTCTCTCCAGACGTAGTAATACGTGCAGGTGGATTGGAAGGCAAGAAGGGTGCTGTCCATCCGTGCTGTCAAGTACTAGGTAGAGATGAAGAAGCAGTCCTAGGACACACAAGTGAAACTGATATCAAGTCCATCTTCTATGGAGAGGAATATTCTAAACTACGAGATCAACACACTTCCGGAGATTATCCTGATTTCTGTAAGTCGTGTGATTTTCTAATAGACGACCCAGAGGTACTAGTGTACACAAACCACGAACGCGATCTTATGAAGATGCATGGCACTGAGTTCAATCTGCGTGACTATCAGAATGAGGCCTGATGTATGGATGATCCAAATGCCTTCTTCTCCGCAATCGATGTATTATCGTGGGAGAGTAGAGGAGTCGTGGAATGGATATAACCTCAAGTTCTTTAATGCAATCACTCCAGAAACAATGGAGAGTAAAGGATACTTGCATTTTGGTAAGAAACGTGATACAATAGAGTTCACACCGACCGAGAAAGCAGTGTGGTATAGTCACGTAGAGTTATGGGCAAAGGCAAGAAAGAAACCAATCATAATCATAGAACATGATGCGTTATTGGTAAAACCTATACCCGATCGTATGTGGGATCAACACGATATGATCTGTTTAGGTCATACGGGTAAGAACAAGATAAGACTGCCTGGCCTTGCATATTACTTAACACCTGGCATCGCAACCAGAATGGTGAATGATGTAAAGGCAATAAAAAAGATTACGTGGAACTCTGATGGTACAATCCACGGGTACGGTACTAAAGAAGGGGTATTTGAGACTGACCATGTCTATCAAGTACAGAATAGATCTATAGGAACAACAATAGAGCATAAGAAACAGTGAAGAGATTAGTATATCAAGTTTGTCTAGGCAAAGCGAAGAACTCAGAACTATACCAGCACTGCATTGAATCTGTAAGTCAGTACTGTAAGAAGTATGGATTCGTCCATATGGTACAACAAACTCCTGTGTTGAACATACGTCCGGATCCATTCATGAGTAATAGATCGGAGGACTCGTGGAAGAAACACGGTGGGTTCTTACCTATCTACGAGAAAGAGAATGCGTTCTGTTACTTGAATGAGTTTGAACAGATTGCGATAATTGACGCAGACATCTATATCCGCGAAGATGCACCAAATATCTTTGAGGACTTCGGTACAGACCATGCGTTCGGTGCAGTATGTGAACGCGGCATGAACATATCACAAAGATATGTCGATAAAATCAAGAATTATAGTCATATGCAATACTCGACATTGCAATGTAACAAGGTAGACTTCAAACCAAATGAGCGTGGGTTCGAGTTTTTTAACATGGGTTTGATCTTAATCAACTCATCTCTGTTCCGTCCCTACCTAAATAACCAAACACCGACAGAGTTCATACAACGGTATGAGTTCATGGACTTCGTTAATGGCATAGGGCCATGGAAATGGTCTACTGACCAAACACTACTTAACTTCTTCTTGAAGAAATATAAGATCCCTACTAAACATATGGATCAGAAATGGAACGGGTTATTTACCGCGAACGAAAACATTGCGACATGTTGTTTCGTACACTTCTTTTTAAAAGATTTGTTGCCGGATAGAGGGGAAAATGTCGCTGCACTCATGGAAATGATATGACACAAAGTTATGAAGAGAAGACCCAGAAGTACGCAACATGGGGTGACAAGTATCTGCAACACACAGATGTATTGTACTCCATTCAGTACGAAGACACATTTAAACCGATCAACATACAACTATGTTTGTGCGAGATCTGCGATAGTGACTGTCCGTTCTGTTCTGTTGCTGCTCGTCCACTCAAGAGTTATATCCCGTTTGAGAAGATTGAGAAGTTGTTTGAAGACTTCCATAAGTTAGGTGCAAAGGCAATAGAGATTACTGGTGGTGGTAATCCTATGTTGTATCGTGACAAGGTATCGAAGAAGAACATCAACGATGTGGTTCTCCTTGCCGCCAAGTATGGATTCGATGTAGGTATCATTACCAATACAGAGAAGTTAGAACGTCACCTCAGACCAGAGGTATATCCTCACCTCAAGTGGATACGGGTTAGTCTAATCAAGTTAGATGAGAAGTGTGAACCAGAAGACTATGACTTTGGTTCGTTTCCAAAAGATAAGATAGGACTATCGTACATCATCTATGACGGTACTAATGGTGTCCCTGATGCGTTGTCACGTACCAACAAAGCCTACGCAGGTACAACCGTAGAGTCGATCAAGAAGATTGCGAGGTTGATTGAACTCAATCCAGAGATCAAGTTCTGTCGTCTTGCGGGTAATGCGTTGATTGATGGTGCACAGGTAGAAGTACAGAAT